CATAGTGTTCAGGCTGTTTTTTATCTGTAGTTTTCTTAGTCATGTACCTATTATATGGTAATTATCTCATTAATGTAAGGGGGTTTTTAGTATTTATCCAAAGAATTTATCTATGATAAAGAAGGATAATAACATAAAACCAAACACTGATACCTGTATTACAGACGCCCAAAAGACTTGTTTCATGGGATGAACTTCAGTTAGTTTTTCTATCCAAGATTCACTTGGGGATAGATTAGCGTATTGTAATAATTTTTTTTCCATAATTTCTAAAAAAGCACTAGACAGACTGAACATCTAATGTAATAATAGCAATGCGCCTGAGCAGCTTAGCTAAGGGAACTTAGTATTGGTTGATTGCCAAATACATAATAATAAACGGTACAGCAATAGGTGCAGAAGCGAGAGTAATCATTACAACAGTGTCGCAGATTCGACATGCAGTTTTATTTTCTTTCATTCTTTCTATCATAGCATTTAAAGCTAAAGTAGTCATGGTTCTCCAAATAGGTTAGGTTATAAACAAGATGTATGAGCAATTATTAATTTATATGATAAATGCATATTACTCGCACATATTTAGACAAACAAAATCTCTGATACTTTAAGTAACAATATGATATTTAATTATAGGTGATATCAAATATTCGCATGACATAATTTTCAGCAGCATTCTCTGCAAATATCTCATTCTTACCATCAAAGACTACATCTCTTTGCCAAACATTGTCTTCGTAATATCTACAACCATAACCACCATCTTCTGTAAGATAGACCTGTGCCTTCCTATTATCATTCCAATAGTCATGCAGTTTGTGTTCAAATATTTCCATCTTATTGTGTTTCATTTCTTTACCCGACTGTATTTCAATTTCGTTTAAATACCAAATTGCCATTAGTGAATTGTCCGTTTCTTGGAAAGGTGTTCATTATACTCCGTCTCCAAATCAAACTCTTCATCCTCTAATATTTCTAACCTACGTAGTTCCTCAGGCGTAATTGGCCCACCAGTTTCTTCGATGATTCTTTCCATCGCTTCGTGTACTGCGCCTCTAATATCTTGATTGTATTCTGTGTGAGACCTTACAGGAATAGTTCCGTTCTCAACCATATCTAACCACTTTGATGATGCACTGTCATAGTAATCAATGAATTGATGATTGAGTTCGTTTCTATGAACGATGTGTGCTTTGGGTATAAACAATGTTGGTTCAGCACTTAGTGGTGCGTAAGGAATAAAAGTTGACAGGGTATTGTTATCTTGCGTCAACTGTAATTGACAAATCATAGGTAAAGTTATGTTGATACCTTCAGGCATCTCTCTGACCATTCCTACTATATCCAATCCAGTTCTCAGTTTAACAACTTCATAACGATTGGGCGCTAATGATGTTATGTTCTCCATACTTGTATTTAGGTGGTTCATAGTTTAAATTGCTTAATGTTATACGGGAAGTTTTCTTCGTTGTAGATATTTATTCGTTCCTTTAAGTGTCGTAAAGTGTAGTTATCACCCCATAAATCATCAGCAATATCAAACAACCTAAGAGATTCTTTACCATTACCTTTTCTCAACCCTCTTCCTATCGACTGTAGGTTACGAATTCTAGATTTAGAAGGCGAAGCAAAAACGATGTTATCAATCTTTTTGATATTGATACCTGTGCTAAATGTTCCGTATGATGCTAGAATAACCGCATCATCTTGTGTTTCAACCAACTCTCTAATCTCTTCTCTATCTTTAGTATCAGTACCACCGTATACATAGTGCAAATCTTTAACTCTATCCTTCATCATGCTGTGTAGAACAAATCCATGTTTCTCAACAAACTGAAACAACACAAGCGTATTTCCCTTGAGACTGTATACAAGGTTGCACAAAAATTCATTTCTCTTTTGATTCATCACAAGATATTCCATCTCATCTTGATATGAAATTTTAGATATTTTATCATGTTCCAATATCACAACATCTATATCTATAGCTGCAATGGTTCCATCTTCAATTAAATCTGAAGTAGAAATAACCTTAGTTGCGGGCCCAAATAAACCTTCTAGTTGTAATCTATGAACTTCTGTACCATCTAATGTACCTGTTGTCCCAAAACGGACTGCAGTGGTTCGCATCTTTTCCAAGATACCTTTAAGTACATTTGCTTTAAATAGATGCGCCTCATCTCCCACTACAACATCAAATGATTGTAATACGTCCAACGGGGCTTTAGATAAAGACTGCCACGTTGTTATAGTGATAGGTGCATCAAATACTTCTTGACCACTATAGATTTTACATACACGTTCTTCATACCCGTACTCAATAAAGTCTTTTGCCATTTGTTCAACAAGAGATGTTGTGGGTACAATGATTACAGTTTTCTTATCGTAATATCTTGATAACAAATATATGATTAAAGACTTACCACTTGCTGTGGGGGAAACCAAAAGTTTCCTGCCATACTCTATACTTCGTCTAAACGCTTCTAACTGATAGTCTCTAGGTTCAAACGGCAGATGTAAAGATTCAACAAACTGTACAAGTTCGTCCTCACTCAGTGTGTTCTTAACAACAACGTCTGAGTCTACTTCATATTTGTATTGTCTTTCCTCACAGAACTCAGCAATGTATGGAAGTAGACCGATATAAATTTTATGAGTTTTAATACTAAACAAATATACCTTACCATCCCAACGTCTGTTCTTGTAGGAAGGCATGAATTTTGCATTGGGTACTTTGAAAGAAAAGTAATCGTGCAAGTCCTTTGCTATTGAATCGTCACATGAAATCGACATAAAGACTTCATTGACTTTAGAAATTTTTAAGTCCATGGTGGGCCGTTGTACCATCCTACGATAGATACTCTAGTTCCTCTTGTAACAGGCGTTACTTGGTGATATAGAAAAGATGGGAATAGGCACATTGAACCCAACGCTTGACAAGAGAAAGGTAACGTCCTAATCGATTCATCCATATTTAAATTAAGGTTACCCCTTTGCATAGAGTCATACTGACCATTAGGTTCTAACCATTGAAACTTACCACCCTCATATTCATCGGGGTCTGTTAGTTGTATAGTCATACTAATTTTTCTATGCGTTGGTTCACCTGTATCATGTTTTACTTCACCCCCATGGTCTGTATGCCATGTATAAAAGTCACCAGTCAATGCGTCTTCTCTAGCATGGTATATGGTGTACTGGAAATTTTCAATCCACGATAAATTAAATCCCCAATCACATGCATCCATAGCTTGTTGAACAGTGGTATTAATTTTATCAACAATAACTTGTGGCATCTCATGTGGGCCAGGAGTTGTAAACCACTTAACCTCACCCTGCCTAATAGTAGGATTCAATGTATCTGCATTAGGGTCAGCATCGGGGTCAGCATGAAGTTGATGACCAGTTCTAGCATGGTCTACAGGAATCTGTTTTGCTAGTCGATGTATTAATGCAACCTCATCGGGTGTAAACACTTCGGGAGCAGTGTACATGTAATTGTTCAGAATCATATTACTGTCCTGCCATAAACTTGCGCCAATCGATTGTGTTCTTAATCGTTTGGTGTCTCCAAGTAATATTTTGCATACACTCTTTAAGGAAGTCGATTACAATCTTTTGATATGCAACCTTACCACTTATTGCTTGTAAGTCGGTATCGGCATTGTACCATATCTGCATATCATTTTTCATAACCTTCAGACCATCAAATGGGTCATCATCCCATCCGAGTTCTTTGATTTGTTCTTGTGACATTTTTCCGTTATACCACAACCACTTGTTTTTCAGTAGTAAGTTGTATTGGAATTCTAGGTTCTTGAGCGTCAATATATTATTGGTCAAGTATTCTTGATATTTTGCGTGTAGCTTGGGGACTTCTAACGATGACTTATCTAGTTCGATGTCATCTATTTCACAATCCTTAGACCACTCATTTCTAAGTTGTTCTAGGTTCATACTATAATTATACCATTAAAAGGTGTTTTTAACTAGAGGTTCCTATCTCATAGTAACTAAATCTAAAGTCTACTGTACAGATAACCGCCTCACCACTTTCTCCCGATGCTAATTCTAAACCACTTAGGTTTGTTGGAAACGCATCATAGAATTTAAAAAATCTATTTGGAATGTTCTTATTAGTATTTAGTACGAGTGTAATCATACTATATTTCGACAGGGTGTCACCTTGACTTGATAACTGATTGGTCGCAGTCGCAGTTGTACCCATTAGTGTCTTATACTTTTTAGGGTCTTGAATGGGCACTATTGCATCCATCCAATCATAGATTTCTTTAAAGTTCTGTAAATCTTCATCCACTACAAAGGAAACTGATAACTTTTCAAATTCCACTTTATCGCCTGGAAAATATGCATCTAGTCCTATGCCTGTTGCTACAGCAGTTTCACTGAATGACATACCAGGCACAGTTGCAGTTCTCACAAAATATTCCACAGTAGGAACCTTATCTATGAGAAGTCTGAAGTTATTTTTTTGCAGTATAGATTTATTGATAGTAGTCATACATCTATTTAGGGTTTTTTAGTCTGCTATTGAGAGTTTGATAACCTTGTTGAGTCTGCCTGATTTCATTATCTTATGAAACCTTTTATATCGTTGTTTAATAAACTTTGCCATACTAGTATATAGTACATCTGTCACACAACTGTCACATAAAAAAGGGAACCCGTAGGTTCCCCGTGATAACTTCCAGCCTGCACGAATGAATGGTATCACTTTTATTTAGGACAAAAAAAACCCCAGCGAACTGGGGTTTTTAATTCGGATGTAACTATTCTTTATAGAATATTAGATACTGCGAATTTTCTATAGTATTGGTTAGTACCAGCAGAAGCTAGTCCATCAGCAGGTGTAGCACCTACGAATGGGTTAGATACCATTCCGTATCTAGTTTTGAAACCAATTTTTGGTTGGAAAGTATTCTCACCAACCGCACGAACCATTTGCAATGGAACGTATGGGCAATAGAAAAGACCAGCGTCATAAGGGTTAGTACCCCTATATCCAACTGTCAAGTAATCAACACCAGCATATGGGTCGATGTACACTTTAACTCTACCGTTTAGAACACCAGCAAAAGTATTGCCAGTATCGTCAACGTTAATGTCAGTGTTAAGAGCAGGAGCGTAATCTAATACACCTGCCATTGACAATGCAGAAGCAACGTCTGAAGAACAAAGAATAAAGTTACCTTTTCCTCTTCTAGTTTCTTTTGCAATTACGTTAGATTCTCTTTCTATTTGGAACAATAGACCTTTGAATTTCTCAACTGACCAACGTCCGTTAGCATCAACATCTAAGTTGAAAGTACCAGCAGAAGCAGTTGCAGATGCACCTACTTTAGCTTGAATGTTAACGTTACGTACTACTTCTCTATTGATTTCCGCAAGGATTTCAGATGAGAGAATGTTTGCCAATTCAGATTCAGCGTCTAGACCGTGGATTGCTTTAAGGTCTTGAGCTAGTTCTAAAGTGTATTCCGCTTTAAGCGCTCTGCTTTTCGCAGTTACTGTTGCTTTCTCAATTGAGAATGCCATTTGAGCGAAACCGTTTGACGCTTCAACGTCACCTAATGCTTCTGCAGTTGCAGTAGACATTCCGCTACCAGTTGTGTCTTCATAAGAAGGCGAACTAGTGTCGAAAGGGTCACTGATTGCAGCTGTTAATGCACCAGCTGAAGTTGTTTGGGCACCACTTGAATAAGGAGTGTGTGGTTCTGAAGTTCCAAGAGCTTCAGTTTTACCTTCTCTTCCTTGTGTAGGATAGTCGTTATATCTTGCCTTCATAGCAAAGATAAGACCAGTTGGCCCAGTCATTGGTTGAACACCACAAATGTCATACGCAACCAAGTTAGGCATAGCTCTTCTTACGAGACTAATGAGAATCGGATCCCAGTTAGATACGGCTGAAGAACCAGTAGCGTTTAAAGGTGCAGCTTCGTCAAGTGAAACTCTATCTTCGTTAAGAGCTTTTTCTTGGTTTTCTAGGATTACTGCGGTGACTGCTCTCTTATAGCTATCATCGATTTTTGGCAAATCGCTGTGCTCTAGGATAGGTTGCCACTTTTCCTGTAAGTTTTCTGATAAAAACATGTTATTTTCCTTTAAATTAACCTAATGGTTTTAGTTTTGATATTGCGTCAGCATACCTTTGCAAAGTTGGTTCTATAACAGGTGAAGAATTTTCTTCTTCAAGCGTTCCAGTTCCTTCTTCAACAACTGTATCCTCGGAAATTGTTTCACTTTCAATTCCAAAGTATGCTTCTTTGATTTCACCAATCTTCTCTTGGAAGTCTGATTCGTCATTAAAGTCTACTCCGTTTGCAAGTGACTCAAGTTTCTCTTTCTGTGATTCAGTAAGGTCAGAAGACGCTTCCTTCACCACATTTTCTCTCTTGAGAGTGTTCAACTCTTCTGCGATATCCATATTTGTTTGGACTTCGGAGTCAAGTTTAACTTCCATCTCATCGAGACGATTAGAAAGCTCATCGATAACATCATACTTATCTTCAGGAACGTCAACATAATGTTCTACGAACAATGTCTTCAGACCTGTGATAAAGTTTTCAGTCATCTCAGCTTTCAAACCTCTCTCAATGGCTAATTCGTTTTCTTTCGTCCACTCATCAGCTACGTAAGACAAGTATTTGTCAACTGCTTCACTTAGTTCTGCTTTGACCTTATCTACTGAGGTTTGTAATTCGGATTCATAAGCTTCTTTCAAATCTTTCTCAACTTCTGAGACTTTAGATTGGACTGCAGCTTTGAATATTGTTTTTGCTTTTGCTTGGTTCTCTTCGGACAAATCTAATGCTTCTGAGATTGCATTTAAGTCGTCTTCAATTTCAATCTCGACAAGTTTAGATTCTAACTCTTCAGAAGCTTCTTCGTCAATCTCTTCCGAGACTTCTTCTTCTACTTCTTCATTAGTCATAGACTTGTACATTTCTTGAACCTCGCTGTCATCTAGTTTCTTAACTAGTTCGACTATATTTCTAGCGATTTCTGCCTTAGTCAAAGATTCGTCTACCTCATCTTCCGTTATAGAAGTGAAAATGCCTTGAAGGTCTTCTTTGTTCATTTCCTTCATTGTGTTGACGATAGCTTTAATTGTCTCCATCTTAGTTGGAGCAGATGCTTCAGAAACTTCCGCTTCTTCATTATCACCTTCACCTTCTTTGATTTTTTCAGACTTCTCAGGTTTCCCCTCACCCTTCTGTTGAGGGTCAGACGAAATCTCTTTGACTCCATCTTCAGCTTTATCAACTGAATCGACAGCTTTGTCAACAGGATTTTCTTCGGGTTTAACGACTTCAGCTTTTCCGCCTTCAATTTTAGCGGCATCACTGGAACCTTGCTTAGGCGGGTTTTTGTCACCTTTCTCAGCTTTAGCGTCAGGCTGACCTGCTTCTAAGACTGTTTCTTGGTTTGTATCTAACTCTGCCATATTTTTCTCCTGTTTGAGTTTACTTTTTTATTTATATGTTATAAGTTCTTAACGAACTCTTTCCATAAATTAATTTTAGTTTCTTCAAGTTTTGCGGTTTTAGCGCTTCTTAATGCGTCTCTCATACCATCCATCTTGACTGGTGTTAGTACACCGTTGTCCATAATCCATTCTACACCTTCCATAATACCTTCTACGAAAGCTTCAGGGGCAGATGGGTCTGCAACGATATCACCAGCAGTTGCTAGTTGAAAGTCACCTTTAACGTATTGAGCATCGGACTTTTGTTCTAAAGAACCTAATCCTCTACTCGACACACCTAGTTTAGCTCCATCATCAATTAAATTTTTCACAATTTGACCGTTGGGGGTGCTTAAAATCTTTGCTTTACCCACATAGTTGTTACCATCTTCGTACAACTCTGTTATCATGTGGGATACTTTATCTAAATTAATAGTTGGCCCTTCGGGATGACCTAACTCACCGAATGCTCTTTGTTGGTCAACAAACTCTTTACAGTAACGTTTGACCTCTTTTGCCATTATTTCTTTGGGATAAACTCGTCCGTTTCTATTTTTGATTTCGGACTGCATAAAGATACCTTCGATAAAATAATCTTTTTTACCGTTATCTTTTGCTTCTTTTAATGGTTT